CACTGGCTGAGTCGGGACCCCAAGGGGTTGTTCACGCCCATGGGACCAGACGCCGACCGCGCCCTGCAAGCGGGAGGGGTGGTGGGGTTAGCGATTTACCAGACCGTCCCGGATGGCGCGTCTGTCACCACCCCCACGCTCCTTACCGCCTTGGATGGGGTGGCGAGTCGTGCGACGGTGTATCGGCATCTGGAAAAATTGGTCGAGGCAGGCTTGCTGGCGAAGGAGAGCCGTGGCAGCTACACCCGGCCCTCCTCCACGATGCACTAATCGTCTCGCACACCAACGGGTTGAGACGTGAAAAATCTCAGGATGAGATTAACCACTCCCAACACCTGCGCGATAGTTTCGGGGTTCTGCTCGTTCAGCGCACTCGACACCCCAATCGTGGCCAGATTCAGCCAGAACGTCTTCGATTTCCACCATGCTTTCATCCTACCTCCTAGGTTCGCGGCAGTCCCGCTGCCTCCCACATATGTTCAAACACTTCCTGCACCATCATTCCACGCTCGTTTGGGTCATCCTGTCGATTCACCATCCCTATGACGATCGTCACCGACGCTATCATCAGTTGGAACTCTGTCATGCCTGACTGTGACGCCAGATCCCGCATACGCTCGGACAGCTCCACCGTCTCTTCACACTCGGCTTCACTCAGGGAGGTATATTCCAGCAACTCGCTCGTTTTGTTTAGGGTCATTGGCGTATATCCCACTCCACATGAATATGCTGCGTCCCTCGCCGGCTCGTTTCTAGCACCACATCATATCCTAACCCTAACGTCTCGCTGAGGTAGGCACGCAAGGGGTCATGGCTCTGCGTCTTGGGCATGAGCTGCAAGTCCACGGCCAAGTTCTCGTAGTGCAGCGAGTTCTCGGAGTGTCGATGGTCGTTGCCGCTCGTCACGGCAATGTCGACCTTGTGCTTGGCCGACCAGACAGCTGCGCGTTGAAAGACGGTGACCAGGGGTTCTTCCAGATAGCCGAACTTGACTGGCCCCCGCACTCCAGTGAACACTAACATGGCTCACTCCACGTATAGCCGCCGACAGGAAACTTCCGCGCTCGGAGCCAGCCCTTGAACGACGTCCCTGGATCTTTGGTGCCAGCGAGACACCGCTCGCAGCCCTGACACTCCCCGTTTTTGGTATGCTCCCGGTCCCAGCCATAGGTCCATGCGCGGGCACGCATGGCCACGAAGGGATTAGCGATGCGGGCCGTGCCCGCCTGCATAGCCTGCGAGCCGCGTTGGATGCAATCTCCCAGTCCGCCGGGGAGTTCCAGACTGCGTGGCTGGATTTTTGCGTCTCGGGTCTTACTGGATACATATTTGCGTCGTTTTGTCATATCGTGCTCGGCCTGTTCCTGATGTGTCCGTTCCCAGTGGCGTTTGTAGGTGCGTAGTGTGCCCATATTATTCTAGCTCCGAGTTCGCCTCGATACCGGCGAGGTAGTCCGGGACACTTCGATATCCTGCCTCCCGAGACCTCTGAATAACTCGCTCTTGGTCGTGCTGCGATGGCGAGGTGAATGCTGCGTCCACGCCCGACTCCGTGAGCAGGACTTCCTGGGGACTCTCGTCCTCGACGGCAAGGATCTCGTCGAGGTGTGTGGTCAGTGACTGAATGCGGTCAGCCAGCGCATCTTTCCCCTCGGCAATCCCGTTGATGCCCAGCTTGACCAGCGCGTGCCGCACCACGTCACTGACGCCAAGATGAAACCCGTCCTGCTCAAACCGCTGTTGGATGTAGTAGCTAATCTGCTCGTATTGCGTCGTTGGCACTTTGACGCTCAGCAGTTTGGTATCCCCGTAGCCAGATAGCAACGGGTCTTTGGGTGGTCGACCTCGGCCTTGCTTCTCGTCGCTCATATTGTCCTCGTTTCTATGGTCAGTGTGTCTGGTTAATATATGTGTTTATGAGACTATCTCCTAATAGTAAATATATATGCCTGTGTACGTGAGACTTACGTAAATCTCACCCCCCTCGAAAACCCCTGTTTTTCCTGTCTCATTGAGACGCTCGGTCGCGCTCGGCTCGGATGTCTCACGGGGTTGAGACTTACCTAACGCTCGTGTCCAGTACGACTTAGGTCTGGTTTTGGAGCGTAATCTCACGGATCGGACCATGTTCAGGAGTCAAGGTGTAGAGAGGCTGGCCCGGAGGCCAGCCGTCGAGGTTACCGCCATGGCAAGTGATCGAGCACATCGAGCACGCCGATATCGACTCGATCCTTGATGCGTCCCGGCTTCCACTTCGCCGCTTCCCATGCTGCGATCTGCTTGGCCTGTCCAACGGACCAGCCACGCGCTACCCAAAAGAGATACTGTGGAATGGTGGGGATAATGGCGCGGCAGCAATCACATAGGCCGGAGAGTCTTGAGGTCCCTGCCGTGACCCCGTAGGCGTCAAGGCCCTGTCGAGCGGAGTGACCGTAATCATTCTCGCGGAAGGTAGGTCGGCGCAGTCCAGCATGCCAGCCTATGTGGCACGGATCGATCTCTGGTCTGTTTGGCCATGCTTTGGCGAACGCGACACTACGACCGCCTTCAGTGCGTACGCGTGCCACCAGCTGGCCGCCGTCTGGTGCTACTTCCCATGCCAGACTGCCGTCGGCGTGCCATAGTTTCAGGTCCGCTTTTTCTTTTCCGGTGTAGAACCACGCAATGGCGAATCGGCAGCGACAACAGGGATAGGTTGAGGTGTATTGTGGCGTTGTTGCATAGTTCCCGTAGCAGTCCCGTGGAACATGCGCGGAGTCGGGTGACGTGTATCCGGCCCATGTATCCGCGTTTGCGTCATACCGAGGATTGACAATGCGTCCCGCGAATTCTTCAGCGGTAAATCCGGTGCCATGCCGCTGGCAGAGATGTTTGCACCGGGTTGCCCGTGTGGGTCCTCGACGTTGTTCTGGATGATCCCAGCTGGCCGCCGACGATTGACTGGGCCACTTGAGCCGATACCATGCTGGCGCCGTGCTTGATTCGATCCTAGGCATATGTCGGTTCCTCCCTGTGGAGTTTTTTGTAGAGCGTATGTGGATTGTGAATCGTAATACCGGGATATCCTACGTAGGCCCAAATATCAGAATGTCGCGGTTCGGGCAACATGCCATCCCAGTCCTGTGCGTCCGAGAAAAAGACTCTTACTGCATTCGGATCAACGTCGTTTTCCACTGCTTTCCAGCTGGCGTAGATACGTGTGCCACCACCGGCTCGACGCACGCCGTGTTCAATCGACTTGATATCCCATGCTGGCCACGGTCCATACACCTGTGTGTCATGCACGTAGACGGTGGACTCCCCCCAGCCACCGTCTAGCAATCCCGCTAACATCTCACTCAGCGCCTTCGTGTTAATACTGCCGCTGGCGTCGATCATGATGACCGCATTGACGCCCCGCGTGCGCGTGCGGCCCGGCAGCATATCTAGCTCTCGATGTTCGCGCCGATAGCTACTACCTCGCTCAGTTTTTGCTCCGCTGACTTCAAGCCGTGCGATCAGTTCATCTACCCACGCCGGACGCGCTTCCTGTGTCGCGGTTTCAGAACGCCCGACGCCCGTGCCATCCCGCCCCGCCGATTCACTCTGTTCGTACTCCATCACGCCATCAGGAACCCACCCTTCACCGTCCCGCTTGTCTTGCTGCATAGCCTCAATAATCTCTTGCACCAGCTCAGCATGAATTGCGTTGTTCTCCGCGTCTTGAATCAGGTCTTCGCCGGGTTTTGTCTCAGCGTATGCCTCCTGTAGTTCTTCATCTGTCGGTCGTTTGCAGGTCGCGAGATCCTCCGGTTCAATCGGCTCGGCTTGTGTGTCGCCGTCTTCACTCGCTGTCTCACCCGGTTCCTCTCCGGGTTGAGGCGGTCCCGGTTCCCCATCATCGGCCGCTGTCCCGTCACGTGGTCGCACTGGCCCCACTGGCCCACGCTCTGGGCCATCACCGTTACCACCTACCCCGTCCCGTTCAATCAATTGGTCGTAGGCGAGTTCGGGCGGCAGGACATCCAGATGCATTCGGTCGTAGCTGCAGCATACCCCGTCGATCAGACTGTCTAGTTCTTCTAGCTCCGCCGCTGTCCACCAGACGTGGATGGCACAGTCGCACACTTGGTTGAACGTTTCGTGGTCGCGCTCGCCCTGTCTCGCTTGATGTCCCATGGCCACGTGCGCCGCTTCATGACGCAAGATTAAATTCCGTTTTCGGTCAGCATCGTGCTGGCGCGGATCATCGTCAGCATAGACAGGGATTTGCGTGTAGGCGTTGCCTAGGAAGAGCGTTACCTTGCCGTCTAATACAGCCGACGCCGCCGTCACGATACCGGGGTCCACTCGGACTGTATCAATGGCCGCAAGGAATTTTGCCGTGGTATGGCACTGGGCCTTCAACCTCACGTTATCCGGCATCATTCACCTCTTTCAGATGCTTGCGCCAATTTGACTTGAATCTTTTGAGTGCCAGCGTAGCTCCGGCTTTTACTCGGGCCTTGTCTTCAGTAGGATCGCCGTGGCTCTCCAGCGCCCCTAGTGGTGAGACCGGACGCCGTGTTCCGTAAAAAGAATCCAGTGCAATGGCCATCTCTCCGCTGGTATCCGCTCCCGCACGCCGGGCGAGTTCTGCTTGCACCGCTTGGGCAACTTCCGGCGTCGAAGTGCCAATGTAATAAATCAACCCCGCTGCCGCTTCTGTTGGCGTGCAGCTCCGCGCCCAGTCAATCGCTGGAGTGTCAGGAACGCCTCGAATTTTCGCTCGAACGCTCTCTGCATCACGCTCTGTGAGACAGCCATTGAGAATCAGATCCTGCACTCCCCGGTTTTGCCAAAACACCTTGCGCGTTCTCATCCACCGTGCAATGCGGTGGCAACTGCCTGGATGGGTCCGCCGCTCTGGCCATGACGCCGGTTCCATGGTAGGTTCCAAGTGACCCAAAAACGCTTCCACCGGTTTCAGCTCGGCTCGCTCAAACAGCGGATAAGCGGGTCCGGGATAGGTAGCTAGCGTGAGACGAGCGTAGATGGATTCATGGATGCTTCTCTTCGGTTCGTTCATGGCACAAATAACGCTATGCGGCTTGACTATTAGGTTGCGTAGTCGCCGGGCGGCCAGCAGTGAGAGCATAGGACTCAGCGTATCTGGTGGGACTTTGTCCAATTCATCGATGAATAACACCCACTTGCCATTCCACGCCGAATCAAGGTATTCAGCCGGGATAATACTGGGGTTGGTAAAATCGAGAATCGGACGCCCTGCTGAATTTTTGGATCGCACAGGCCAGCCAGCTACGTCTGTAGAATCATCTGCTCCTGCGAAAACGGTCTGCAAAGCTAGTCCGCGCTGAGTGCAATAGTCCTCTACCAGCGTGCTCTTGCCACACTGCGTCGGCCCTACGAGACACGGTACGCCTAGCCCCGCTCCGCCCTGAATCAGTCGCCCATCAGGCCGCTGGTCGGCACTGGCGTCAAACCACTCCATTAGATCCTCGTCGTATTGTGTCCACTTCCCATTACGCTCTGATTCACTCATTCATGTCCCCCTCAATCTATGGTCGATATGTCGATTGTAGCACCAGCAGACAAAAAAAGACCCCCTCAAGCCGTGCAGCCTGAGAGGGCCTTGAACTACCCGTTGATGATTCGCACCTTGTTATCAATGTGCTGCTGGAACCTCTCAGCGTCGAATCGAGGATTCGACTGTCTCAAGATGTCTACCACCTCTTCGGCCCACCACTCATAAACACGCTGGCGATCTGGATGATCATCCGTCATACGATTGATAGTTGACTGCCACCGGGCCAGTACATCAGCCCACTGCTGAAAATCTTTCTTGGTTTGCATTATTTCCCTCCTAGCACGCAGTAAGCGATTTGTATTAATCCCCCAACGAATAGCACCAAGATGAACACGCCCAACGACGAACTCAGCCAAACCTCACCCATCTATATGTCCTCCCTCAGCACGGGCGATCTCCGCCTTTATCATTCGAACCTGTAGCCCCGACACGACGCCCATGTTTTGCAGCTCCCTCAACCAGCTCCTGAGAATAACGAGCCGATCCACCCCCGTGGACGTATTGGTGAGCTTCGCCAGCCCCAGCACCCGAGAACGACTCCGGGCCTCTTGAAATGGCCTCATAGTGCTACCTCACCAATCGACTCAATCCGCCATGCTTCCGCTTCGGCTGCCGCCATCAGCGGGAGATCATCCCCCTGTGGCCCCTCGCCAGTATGTCCTGACCACGCCTTCGCACGAGCTGATCGCAGCTTCACGGCCTGGGATCGCTGCCGGTCCAGCTCCGCCATCACCTCTCCCAACCTCCGGATCGTCGCCTGCGCCTGTGCTTGCTCCTGCGCTGCTTGCTCCAACTGGCCATCTAAGGCGACCACGCGAGCGTTCGCCCTCCGCCAATCTTCCCGGGCTTCGGCCTCCGCTTCCGTATTCGCGGACCGCCGCGCCGCCGCTGTTGACAGTCCTAAGCCTATTAATCCCATGTGGTAATTCCCCCCATAGATCCATGCCCCATGCATAGATTCGCGCATACTCTACACGCTGACCCTATATCCGTCAAGGCTAAATGCTCGGTTAAAGGCAGGGGTCTCGTTGTGTGTAGTGTCATGACGCGACTTCGCAGTTAGCTTTGGCAAACTCGGCAGCCGCCGAGGTGGGGTGGGAGGGGTCTTTTGAACCGAACGGACTCCCCTAGTACCTATCTACATTGTGGAAAGGTCCTGAGAAATAGCTTGACTGACCATGGGGTCGTAGTGTAGATTAACTAGTGAGGGAGGACACACCATGAGCACATTGGGACCGACGAGGCAGAACCGAACAGTGGAAACGGTGGAACGGCGGGGCGTGAGCTATGCCGTCGCGGCAGATCCGAAGAGTTTTGGGGAATTATTGACGACCATGCGGCAGCGGTCGTTGTTGACCACGCGGATGTTGGCGGGAAAATTGGGGGTGGCTCCGGCCTCGGTGAATCAGTATTTCTATCGCAAACGCGGCTCCGGGGGGACGAGCACGTTGAAGTGGTTTTTACGCTTTGCGGAGGCGTGTGGGTGTAAAGTGTATATCACCTTCCCCGCCGGGAAGATGCCAGGGACGACCGAAGGCATTGTGCCTCCGGGGTCACTCATTGGGATAGGCAAACCAGATGTCTAAACTCCAACCAGGCCAGGCCGAACAATTTGCCCTGATTCTACTGTCCGGTGCGCCCGTGGTCGATGCCGTAAGCTACTTTCTGGACACCAAAGCCTCAGACGCCCAGCGGCTCGCGGCCCAGCAGGAGTGGCCCAACCAGGAAGACGTCCTCGCAGCCATTCAACGCTACACGGGTGGTGAAAAATGGCACGAAATGGACGACGGCACCCGCATGAAGGTCGCGTTGAACAAACATTACAACGAAATGGCCTATTTCCTCTGGACCGCCAACTATACCGATATGACCGGCAACGACAAACTCAAAGCCGATACCTGTCGAATCGCCCTGGAAACCAAAGTAGCCGGGATGGCGGGCCAAGAATCACCCCTGGCCCGGTTCTACCACGACATGCTGTCCAAATACGAACACCAGGGTGCCGTCAGCTAAATGGCCACCACCACCGTCTCCCCTGTCCTGCGCGATCGGCTGATGTCGGAATTTCGGGCCTTTCTCTGCAAGGAAATCAACTTCGTGCCCTTTGAACACCAGGCCGCGTGGTGGGCGACGACGGATGGCTATGACTTAACCGAGATTGTCACCGAGCATCCCGACGATCCGGCCACAGTCGTTCGACTGCCTGGAGGAGCACTGGAACGCCGCTTGCTGCGCCCGCGCAGCAAGGGACGGGCCAGGGTAGTGGCAGAATTGGGGGCCTATAAATCGGGCAAATCCGCAGGAGCCGGACTCTGGGGGGCCGCGTTTGCTGCCGTCCCGGATGCCCTGGTCTATCTGGTGGGCAATGAATACGACATGACCACGCCAGAATTTGACTACATCCTGGAAGCGTTGTGTTCGGAACGGGGGCTGAATCAGAAGTATAAATCACTCCAGAACCGTCCCAAAGATGGCCGATTGTGGCTCGAAATGGAAAATGGGGCCAGATTCGAAGCCCGGAGCTGGGAGCGGTCAGAATCCCTCAAGGGGAAAGAAGTCGACGCCTATATCTACTGCGAGGCGTATCAACTCCCAGGGATTGAGTGTTTTACCTCCGTCTCCCAGAATCTCCGGGTCCGTAAGGGCTATGCGGTGTTTCCGACCACCCCGGACAGACCGTGGGTGGGCATCTTTCACGACAACGGCCACGGCCATCCTGACTTCCCGGAATGGGTCTGCCGGTGCGGCATCCCGGCCACCGTCAATCCCTACAGCTTTGACCAGGCGGCTATGGACCGGGATAAACACCTCCTGACCCGCGAAAAATTCTCCATCGCCTATCTCGGCAAATTGGGGGATTACGTCGGGCGCGTCTATAACTACCAGCGTGGAGATAGACAAATCACATTACGGTCCCACCCCACGGTATGGCATAATCCCGAGGGAGAGCCAACGAAGGAGAACTTTAAGCTCCCCTCGGATTGGCGGATTGAAATTGGCGCAGACACCGGCACCTACTGTTCAGCCGTCGCTGTAGCGATTGACCCAGAAAACAATGCGTTCGTGCTGGATGAACTCACGAATTACAACTATGTCGCCAACACCACCGAACTGGACCCGACGTCTTCCATCATCACCTGGGCCAATGGTATCCAGCGTATGGCGGCGTTGTGGCAGACACGCCCTGTGGCGTGGGTGGATTCCAATAGCCAGTTCAAAACCGAACTCGGCCACCATGGCGTCCATCTCCTGGCCAACAAACGGGGGCGCGAAGTGAGGACAGAAGCGGCGCGGCAGTATTTCCAGCACAACCACATCTGGCTCGCACCGTGGCTCAGGATTCTGCCCTATGAACTCGAAAGCTCTGTCTGGCCCGACCAGGCCACAGCAGCCGGGAAGCTAGAACGGCTCAAAGTCAACGACCACACCCTGGATAGTCTGGAACACGTCCTGTCCCGGCATCCACGGGGTGAAATCACCAAACCCCCACCGACCTTCCAGCCCCCGGCGGGGAGTGTGCAGTGGATGGGCAGTCCTGTGCGGAGACGGAAAAAACGTGAACCGGTGGATAGCCACCTGGGAGAGCAGTAGTGAAACGAGCCGAGATGGAGCAGCGATTACGGACGGTGGAGGCCAAAATCAACTTCATCATGCATACCCTGGCGCTCACGCGTAAGGACACGCAAACCGGGAAAGTTGATTCGCGCACAATGGATTCCCTTTTTGATGAGGCGGTGCGACGTGAGGTGGATGCAGCGACGATTGCGAAAATGGCTGATGGTGCCCAACCAGGACCCGCTACAGTTGCAATACCAACGCCTCCAAGCAACCCTTCAGAACTTGCACGACAGAGTAGCGGCACTGGAGACGCAGACGACATCCCCCACGGCTGAAACAGTGGTGCCGCGCAGCACCGTGGATGACGCCACGCTGTCGGCGATGCCGGACGCGCATTTGGGAGCGCAGTAAATGCCCGAAGACAAATCCCTCGACGAATACACCACAGACTACAACCGTCTCCGTGCCCAGAAGGCGCGACGGGTAGGGTCTGTCGAATTACGGATTCTGACCAATCTGGCGTTCATTTCGGGGGAGCACTGGATTGGGACGCAGAACCGGGTGCTGTTCACACGCCGACGTGACCCCAACAAACTCCATCTGGTCTTCAATATCGCCTCCCAGTTGCTCTACAAGATGATGGGGCGGTTAAGTAGCGTGGCTCCGGTATTCAAGGCCCGTGCTGACAAGATGGACCCCAAGTCACTCGCACAGGCAGATGTGATCGACAAGCTCATCAAAGCCCTGGACGAAAAGCTCGACCAGCCCTCGCGCACCTGGGAAGTGTTGTGGTGGATGGCGATTGGCGGGGTGGCGTTTGAATACGTGCCGTGGGTGAAGGATGCCACCATGGAACCGCTGCCCCAGTTTGATGAGGACACGGGCGAATTGCTCTGGACACATTTGCAGGAAGACTCCATCGTGCCGGAGTCGAAACGGCAGGAATTATTAACCCAAGGAGCACCCAAGGAGTCGTTTCAGGTTGTGGAGGAGATGGTCTTGGCCGGGGATGTCGGCAGCGAAGTCATTAGTCCTCTCCAGGTCTTCATTGACGCCTCGGTGCGATCCGTGGCCGACCTCTCCCCCGACCAGGCAGTCTATATCGCCAAAATTCGCACATTGGGGTGGATTAAGGCGAATTACGACCTCAGCGACGAAACTATCGAAAATATCAAGGATTCCCAGGAAGTGCGGATTCTCAGCACCGATATCCGCCAATTTGGCGATCCCACGGGGTCCGTGCATCTCCAGGACCTGATTCCACGCATTCAAGGCAGCCGGGACCAGAATGACCCCGACCTGGCCGTGGTGGTGGAACGCTACATGCCCTGCTCCGAGAAAAACCCCCATGGGAAGTATTCGGCCTTCGTGCCGGGGGAACAAATCCTCCATGATGGCGATAATCCCTATATGGACATCCCCTTGGTGGATTTCCACTGGGCACCCACGACCACCAGCTTCTGGAACGGCGATTACGTCTCAGACCTCATTGCCCCCCAACGCTTCCTCAATAAACGGCTCTCGCAGTTGGGAGAGCAGGCCAATGCCTCGATTTATGGCGATGAACTCCTGGGACCGCCCCTGAAACGGGAAGATATCCCCGTCGACTACCCAGCACCCATCGAAAATGGCCTGAGCGAAACCGGGGTCAAGATGGTGCAGCGACGGGACCCCCCGGAACTCCCGGCGTGGTTCATGCAATCCATCGACCTCACCATCAAGCTCATGCGCGAGATTGCCGGGGGCGTCGACCTCTTTTCCGAGCAGAAATTCCCTGGCCAGCTCCGTGGCCCCATGGCCGTCCCGATGTTGCAGGAAATCATCGATACCCAGTGGGGGAACCTGTATCAGCACATTGGGCACCAGACATCAGCCGTCAAGCAGATGCGGATGAATCGGGTCAAGGAGTTCTATCCGGCCTTCCGCACGATGCATTACACCGATAAAAACATGAAAGATGAGGTCTTTATCTTCCAGACCTCCGAAATCTTGCGGTCAGGCACAGAATATAACGTCACGGTGGAACGGGGCAGTCTGATTCCAGAACTCCGCGCCCTCCGGGAAGCCCGGATTCGGGAACATCTCCAATCCCCCCTGAGTATTCTCTATATCGACGAACGCACCGGCAAAATCGACAAGGAGAAGATTGCAGCTGATTTATCCATGGGAGACACCGCACGCGAGGATAGTGCCTCCCAATACCGCAAATTGGCGATGTCGCTCATCGAACGGCTCTGGGAAGGACAGGCACTCCCGCCCCATATTCCCATGCCGTTTTGGAATCTGCGGGTGGTGATGGACGAATTTGAGGCCGAAATGGCCACCACAGAATTTCTCGGCGCGTCTCAGGAGGTGCAACAGGGTTTTGTCGACTTTTGGAATCGGTGCCGTCAAATCCTGGTGGAGGCGTCCGAACGCCGTCAACAGGGCGCGGATAACGCCCAGGTCCAGGGAGCCGTGGCACAGGCCGCGCAACAGGCTGCCGCGAAGGCCGCCGCTGAAGCAATCGACATGGCTATGGACTCAGCCAAAGCCGCCAATGAAGTCGCGCCCGAGGCCCCGGATATGCTGGCCAAAGCCATGATGCAGCAATCACAGCGAGGACCGCGCTAATGGCTGGGAGGCTAATTAAAAAAGCCTTGAATATCGGCAAAGACAAGCTCCACACCCTCAAGGGCACGGTGCGCCC